GAGCTCGAGGGCCTTGGGTTCGACGAGCTCGAGGGCCTTGGGTTCGACGAGCTCGAGGGCCTTGGGTTCGACGAGCTCGAGGGCCTTGGGTTCGACGAGCTCGAGGGCCTTGGGTTCGACGAGCTCGAGGGCCTTGGGTTCGACGAGCTCGGTAACAGCGATCTTGCCGCGTGAAACGAGATCGGCGATCTCCGCCTCGGTGAAGTAGCCGTCGGGCACTACGTCACCGAGACAGAAAAGCCCGCCGTTTCTCCGCATGCGCGGCGTGCTACTCGCCCACTTCACCGTCATGGCGTAGTGTCGATGACGTAGAAGCCATCGGTCAGCGTCGGCGCGAAGATCGGCGCCGACTGCGTACGGATCGTGAGACCAGTTCGACGGCTGTCCAGGTACGCGTCGAAATGGAACATGCGCAAATCGATCTGACCCATCGAGCCCTTCACGTTCGGCGGCAGGGGGCCAGCCATCGGGCCGATTCCGAGGTAGTATTGCATCTCGGCGATCTCTTGCGGGCTGTAGTCGAGTCGCTCGTTCGGGCCAAAGTACGCGTCACAGCGGGTCTCGGACGAGAACACGATCGCGCGCTCCGCGGGCATGTACGGGGTCTTTGTTCCGCTCGAGTCATCGTACCACTCGTCGTAGGTGAACACGTCCAGTTGCTTGCCGGAAGCGACCTCGAGCCGGCCGCGATAGTCGAAGCCGGCTTCGGCCATGAACGCCCACTTCGATGGCACTTGGCGGAGCCCGCCGAGCTCGACCATCTCGAAGCGTATGACGTTGGCGTCAGCGGTGATCTTTGTGTTCGCGCGAACGCCAGCGTAGGCGCTCGATCCGAGAATGAGGCCGTCAGCCCGGACCTTGCCGTTCTTGCGCAGCGCGAGGCAAGCGGTGTTGAGATCTCCGAGGATGTCGGTCGCGGCCGTGAGCCAGGCGCCGGAAGCCGCAACCGTGTGCGTCGACGTGCGCTTGAAATCGTAGAGCCATTCGGTCTCGGTCGCACCGATGATCGCCGGCTGCTTGCCGGTCAAGATCACTTCGGCGGCGAGGTACTCGAACAACCGGATGTGCTTGCGGATGTGTTCCCGGTGGGCTTTGAAAGCCTTCATGCGCAAGCGGGTTCGGCCGTCCATGCGCTCGTAAGCACTTTCGCCAGCGGTTCGCGAGCGGAGCTCCGCCGCGGAGATGTGGGTCTCTTCCTCGGCGAAGGGGAACCGGAAGGAGCGCGTCGAGAACAGCTCTTGGATTGCGTACTTCTTGGGGTCGATGTCGTGGGCGTACATCCCACGCGGGAACATCTGAGCGATCCGCTCGTTGCCGCGAACGATGTCAACGTCAACTTCGACGTCCTGGGCCTCGAAGATCCGCGTTCCGCCGCCAAGGCGACCGAACAGAGCTTGAAAACCAGTTGGGGTTGCGATGATGTCGCGCTCATCAAACACGCCGTCCATCGTCCGTTTGTAGATGCTCGGGGCAGTTGGGCTCAGTATTGTCATGGCAGGCTCCTTAGTCGTTTTCTTGTGCGTCGATCGCGACTGAATCGACTGCGATGATTCCAAGGTTGTTGACGAGATAGTCCTCGACTGTCGCGGCGAGGCCATTCACTTTGATGACCGAAGTCAGCGCCTGGCTGTTCTCGAACACCAACTGATTCTTGTCGACGTAGACAGGGAACCCACCTACGCAAACCTGCTTTTTGGTCACGTCGCCGGCGACGAGCGCCGCGGCGGAGATCTCGGTTCCAATGTAGATGCCGGCGGGGATCGTCGTGTAGACATCGCCCACGGCCGCGGTCACGGTACCGGTCCCCGAGCGCCCGTTGAGACCGACGGTCGTTCCGGACGAAATGTCGGTACCGGATCCGACTGCCGACAGAACGGAAACGGACGAGACCCCGAGGCCCTTTTTCAAGGACTCGATGCGCATGATCGTTCCGAGGCCATTGACGTCCACGACGCGGAACTTGCCGACCACGGACGCGTGGGAATTGATCACGAACGGGACCATTGTGTTGGCCGTCACCGTCGTGAAGTTTAGGCCAGTGACGTTGATCACTTCACCGTCGATCGTAACCGAGAACGACCCGTCGGTGATGTCATCCCATACGGTATAGGCGCCGGCGAGGGTTCCGCAGGTCATGAACCCGGAATCCTGGTAGACGTCCACGTCGGACAGCGGGACCCACTTGCCGGCGGAGTTCTTCGCAACGACGGTGTAGGGTGCGAGCACTGCGGCGCGGCCAGAATCTTGCAAGAAAGTCTCTTGACTCCGAACGACGCGATCGCCGCCGCCGAGGAAAAAGGGCTTGTTGCTGTTGTCGGTTATGGTCATGACTGTCATGGGTTATTCCCTCCCGAGCTGCGCGCGGAGCACGCTCACAGCGGACTCGAGCGACACGGCGGAAACGATCGACCCGTCGGCCGGGGTTGCGGACTCGAGCGCGCGGGGCTCGGGGCCCCCGGCCTCGGATGAAGCCAGCTTGGCTGCTTCGATCACGGCGGTTGCGTTCTGAGAATCGAGCACGGCCACGGCGCCCTCGAGCGCCTTGGCGTGCTCGTGACCGGACAGCACCCGCGCCGCGATCTCTTTGATCACGGCGGGGTATACGTTCGAAGCGAGGATCGGGGCAACGGCTTCCATGCGCGCCTTGAGGTCGGTTTGCGCGGCCGCTGTTTGCCCGAGCATCGTTTCTAGCTCGGCAATTCTGGCCTCTAGCTCTTTGCTCATGTCGTTCTCCATTTCGGCCGCGCAAAGCGGCGCATCTAGGTCAGCCGTGGCATCATGCCCGGCCTCGTCTGTGGCTCGGTCGTCGACGGCTACGGGACCCACTTGAGCGAGGCTCGAGCTCGTCCCGAACCCATCAACAACTTCGTCTATCATCCCAACGGACATTGCGCTCGGCTTCGACTTGTCAGGGTCGATCGCGACGAGCATTCGACCACGGCCGAAAGTCGCTCGGACGGTGTCCGCTTCGATGCCGCGTCCTTCGGCAACCCGCTCGATAAAGGCCCGCTCGAGCGCGTCGACCTGATCTTGCACGATCGAGCGCCCGGCCTCGGTGCTCAAGTCCGGGCGCTTGTCGGGTGCGTTGCGTGAGACCACTGTCACCACGCCGAATTTGCGATCGCGATCTGATCGGTCGATGGCCACGGCGACCACGCCGATCGAGCCGGTCAGGTTCGCCGGGCTCGTCGCCACGATCTTTTGCGCGGCACTCGCGAGCCAGTAGGCGGCGCTCGCGACTCTGCCGGTATTGACCGCGGCGACCGGCTTCGTCTTAGCAGCTCGAGCAATGGCGCCGCGGGCCTCGTCGACACCGAACACCTCTCCGCCCGGGGAGTCGATCGCGAGCCGTATAGACTGGACTGCAGGGCTCTCAAGGGCCCCGGTCAAGGCGCTCTCGATCTCCCCGTACCCGGTACCGCCAAGGCCTAGCAACTGATCAATGAGATCGGGCCCCGCCTTGGAAAGAACGCCCTCGATCGCGATCGTCGCTACGCCGTTCGAGATCGAGAGGATCGGGGCTCGGTCTCGACCAGCGCCAAATAGAAAGGCCTCATGCTTCGGGTCGATCCCCGTGAGCTCGAAGCGCTCGCGACGAGACAGATAGTCCACGAGCGCCGACTCTTCACAGGCCCAGATCTGGTGAACGTTTCCGCTCATTTCGTCGCGACCTGTCTCGACCCCGCGGAGTCGCGTTTAAAATGCCAGCCGACTGTCGTGACCGCGATGTCCCCTGCGTAGTCATCCGCAATGTTCCCGGGGTCGCGGTAGAACCGGAACGTGACTTGCGGACCGACCGCAGTGAGCGCCGTCAGCGCGATCTCGCCAAGGTCAGCGAACACGATCTCATCCAAGACCGCGGCCGCGGTGAGCGACAGGACAACGGTTTTCGCTCCGGTGACAACCGTTGTCCCGTGAGCAACACGATACTCGAACCCAAGGAACACGCTACCGGCGGCAGCAGTCAGCTTGACTATATGCGCATGTGGAAAGATCGAGGTCCCGACTTGCCAGGCGTGCTCAAGCTCTTTGCTCGCGGGGATCTCGGTGATGCCGGCCGAATTTTGGAAGTTCGCCAACACGAGCCCTGTCCCTGGAATGGTGTAAGCCCTAGGTGCGTCATTGCCACCGGGGATCGTGATCGAGAGCACGTCGAAGTTTTGATCGTCCCAAAGCGGATCCGGATAGAAACCAGGCTTGAAGCCAGGCCCGATGTTCGAGGGCGCCGCGGAGCGGTATGTTCGCGCCTGGTCGGTCACACGTCCACCCTGACGCTACCCGCTGCGCCGTAGGCGTAGACGTAGACGTCAATCGCCGCCGCGGCGGAGATTGGCAACGAGATCTCTGACATGACCACGGCCTCGGCGAGCGCGGTTGGCGCCGCCTCGCCGGTCAGCCGGTACGTGTGCGCATATTGGCTCGGCGCCTTGCTCAATATGTGGACCTGACCAGCGGTTACCGAGGTCGCGACCTTGGTCCACGCGTCCTTAGTGCATACCGTCACAGCGGGGTTTGCCATTATTCGTTGCCCTCTTCCTGCTCGTCGTCCTGGTCCTTGTCCTGATCTTCCGCGTTGCGTGCTCCCGAGGCCCTCGAGGGCTCGGCCGGTGGCATAGGCGCGGGAGCCTGTCCCACTTTTTCCCACGGCGGGATCGGGTGTCCTTCGTACTGGCGCTCGAGCCGCGCGACGTTCTGTTTGTAGCGCGAGCCCGAGAAGTTCTGTGCTACCGCGTCGAGGCTTTGCGCGCCGAGCTTCACATAGATCTCGTCAGCCTTGGCGGTCTTGGCGGGGTCTATGTTCGGCATAGGAACACCCGACCACGCGCATTGAGTCCACGCCGACCGTAGAGCGGGATCTGAGAACCCTCGAGCCGTGACCCTACCCGCGGCGATCTCACCCCAAAGCCAAGCCGTATAAACAGCGTCAAGCAGGTCGGCTGCTTGCTCGTCGCGCCAGATTTGAGCAACGCGCCAAAAGAGCACGAGGCTCGCCCTCGACGCGCTGTAGCTGGCATTGAACCGCATCAAGACAACCTCGAGCGGGATCGAGTTGCTCGCACTCAGGTAAGCAGCGAACGAGTCTACGAACGAGTCGAAGTTATCCGCCGGAGCGGTGTTTGCAAACGGCTTAAGTTTCTCGCCCGAGTCGAGGCCGTAAACGACTGTCGAGCCCGGCGTGCCGCTCGCTGCCTCCTCGATCACTTGGTAGCTAAACTGAGTCCCAGTGTCGACCACGCTCGCCGTCGGGCTAACGTTGCTCGAGCTCGGGCCTGTTTTCGACTGAGTGATCGCCTCGAAAACATTGTCGCTCGGGCCGTTGTCGCCGGCCTCGATCGACAGCACGAGCTGGCTCTGGTTGATAGCTTTTTTGATATGAGCTGCTTTGAAGTCGGTCAGGTTTTCGAACTCTTGCAAGCAGTGACTAAATTCAGGAAAGCCACGAACCTGATTTGCATACTCGGCGCGAAAACCATGGAGCACGAGCGGCATACCGTTCGGCGCCATTGCTGGTATGCGTTTTGGAACGTAGTCTTTTCCTGTCCACTGATAAAAATGGTAAGCGACTTCGCGCCCGTGCTGGTCTCGCTCGATACCAGAGTCCAGGTAGTGACTGAACCCTGTCGTGCTCGTGAGGCCCGCGGTTCCCTGGATGTCATTCGGATCTACGAACCCAATTTGCAGCGGGTTTACGAGCCCCTCTTGCGCCCCGTAATAGATCCGCGCGAAATACTCGCCATCGCGGGTTTGGCTCACATTCGCGAAACGCTGCAGTTGATACAGGTTCATGTTGCCGGCGACGTCGACGCTCTTCTGGCGGGCCCACGCGTGGAACCGATCAGAAACGTCGTCGCCCCACTCAGCAACCTCGTCCCCTGTGAGCCCGAGCATCGCCGCTGCGGGCTCGGGAACGAGCCTTAGACCCCGGTCCACAACCGAGTCGGCGAGCCGGGTGACCATGGCCCGATACTCTACCGAGTCGTGGATGGCGCTTCGCGAGTTTTGGCGAAGTAGATAGTTGTCGAGAAGCGGTGAGACACCGTTCGCGGACAGCCCGTGATCCCACTTCGCACCAGTACCGGTACCGCCAGAGCGTAGAGCTCCGCGGCTCGGCTGCAGAAACGCGCTTATGCTCGTGGGCTCGGCTGCAGGACGTAGGAAGGAGTTCACAAGCGGGTTTGCCTCGCCTTGTCCGGCGCTTGAAAGCATCCGCTTGAAAAAGTCGCCGACTCGGCTCATTAGCACGGCCACGCTTTCCGCTTGAGATTCATGTCCACGAGCTGCTTACCGTCGAGGCGCTTATAGTTCGCCTCAATGCGATTCACGGCTCGCTCGCGCATCGCGTCGAGCTTGTCGATGTCGAGCTGCGTCACGCGCTGTTTGCCCTCGCCGGTGTCGAGCCAAAACTCAGAAGCTTTCGATACGGTGATCGCGAGTAGCGCCGTGTCGATAGCGGTGACGAGGGCCTCGTCAGCGTCGATACGCGCTTGCAAGCGGGCTCGCTTATCCTCTGAGGGCGTTGTCACGATGAAAAATATAGGACCAAAGGATATGGTGGGTCAAACTTAAATTGCGCATCTTGGCACGCAAAGTCTATTCGATTTTGGAATTGGGGGCGATGCTAATTTCCCATGCAGGAAACGTCACATGTCGAAAAGGGGTTGTGCTTCCGGCCGGTCTTGGGGCTTGCGCGAGGTTTGCGAGTCGAGATATTCGAGAACCTGCTTGTGACGGATCGCCTCGACTTGATGTGCCTTGGCCTTGCGTCGCTTGGCCTCCTCGCGGAGCTTGAGCACAAGATTGTCCAGGTAGATGTCGCAAGCGCACAGGTTCAGGACACGGCAGTCGAGGGCCTCGTTTCTGACGCCACTACCGCACGTGAAAGACCCGTCGATCTTTTTGGACTCGGCGGTCAGCATCTTAAAGTATTCGTCCGAATAATCGCGCGGGAACTGGGTTGCACCAGCGTTATGCCACTCGTCCTCGTTGCCCAGTCGGCGCTTTGTTGCATTGAGGTTTCGATAGGTGTGGTTTTTGTAATAGTTTGTGCTGATCGTGAACAGCACGATCTGACTCGTGCCGACCGATGATCGCTTGTATTTCCTCGCGTTAAGGGCGTCCATAACATCATCGTAGGCCAGGCTAGCCGCGTTCGTCTTGGCCTTGCGGATCCACTGGTAGCCCTTGCTCGGAAACGTATTGTCCCACGTTGCGCAGAACTCATACACCACGCTCGTAAGCTCACCATCGCCCGAGTCGACGAGGGTGAGCTGTACAGGAAAAGGCCGGTTGTCGGAACGGCGGTAGAACTCGAAGCCCCCGGCGGCGACAAACTCCGCGAGCGCTACCCACGCCCCGCTGCTCGTGTCGTTCACCGCGCCCTCGAAGCTGCGGTAGAGAATCGACCACGTTTTGAAGCCGGCGCCATGACCGCATACCTCGAGCTCGAGGCGCGCGGGGTTGGCCTTCTTCCGCGACTCGTCCTTGGAGTTTGAGCCGCGCTGGACGTCGATGCCGCAAGTTAGAAACAGCACCCCGTCAGGGACCTCCCCGGCCTGGTAGGACGTATTGCGCAGCTCGATAACGTCATTGACCTCGGGCTTTTGACCTTGCTCTTTGTAGGGCTCGCCGAGCGTCAGCGTTTGGAACACGCGTGGGCCATCGAGGGGATCGTCGATGCTCTTTAGGTACTCGCGCCAGATGTCAAAGAAGCTCATCATTCCAGCGGGCGAGTACAGGCTTGATATGTGGTAGGACCGGAAGTTTTTTTCCTGTGCTCGTGTGCTCGGTTCCCAGTAGCCTGACTCGAGCAGTGGTTGCTTTTGGTGGTCTCGGATCGGCTCGCGGCAATACTCGCAAAGATAGTACACGTCGACGAGCTCGCCGGCCCGGGACTCCCCGCGCATGCCATGAGTTGCTTGTTCACTGCCAAAGGTCAGCGCCATATGCCGTTTGCAGTATGGACACTGGACGAAGAAGTAGCGCTTATCCCCGCGCTCGAAGCGCTTCTTTATGACGCTCGTCTCGTCGGTACCAGGCGTCGAGAAATCCATCACCTTCCGCCTGTTGCCATAGGCCCGCGTTCTCGCGAAACTGACATCGATCCACGAGCCCTCGCCAGTCGACAAAAGTCCGGGGGCGCCGTCGACCTCATCTCGGATCAAGATGCGGACGGAATCCGATCGCATGCTCGGCGCACTGTTCGCGCTGGCAAGCGTGAGCGCTCCGCCGACAAACTCCTTCTGGAAAATAGTGTCGCCTGATCTCGCCCTGCTGTTCGCGCGGCCTTGGCTGTAAATCTTATGCCGCATGCCAACGGAATCGATCGCAGGATCGAGGCGCGTTAGCATCCATTTTTTCAAGAGATCTTGCGTAGCCGACATATACATTACCTTCGTGGGTACCAAGTCCATCCAATACAAGGTGATGTTTTCCGCGGCCGCGGTGAGACCGATTTGAGCGCCTTTCATGATCGCCTGCTGCTGGACGTCCGAACGAATGGACATATTGTCCATGATCTCGACCAAGTAGGGCGTGCGGCGGTTAGTCCACCTCCCTGGAAACGGGCTCGAGCTCGGGAGCACGCGCCGCTCCTCGACGTAATCGCTTATGAGCTGATGCGGTATGCCACGTGGGATCTTCTCCACTGTGCGCATCAAAAAGCGCCACATGGCCTGCTCTTGCTCGCGGGACAGGTAGGAGAGATCGGCGGCGAGCATGTCCTCACCAGCTTGCGGCGCCTGTGGGTCTGCTAGCACTTCTCATTCTCCATGGCCTGCTCATACCGGTTGACGACCACGCGTTGCATCTCGTGGAGCGCTGCAGACACGTCCTCGTCTAGCGCCTGCTTTATCCTGCGAACGACGCTCGCGTCGGTCGAGCCAGCCAGCGCCGCGAGATCCGGAGAGAGTCGATCGCCCAGCGTGATCAGGTGGTCAGAGATCGAGGTCCCGATCAACGAGATTACCTTATCCACAAAGTCCTTCCGTATCGTGGCCTTTACCATCGCCGCGAGCCGCGCCTTATTGAGCGCGGTAGCAGAGCGCATCTTTTCGATCGCATAGTCGATCTCCGATCGTGAATCATCATACGCTGGGCCCTGCTTTGGTGCGGGTGGCTGTTTCAATAGATCCGGCTCCGGGGGGCCCTCGCCAGGCCACTCGACAGGATCCAGGTTGTTGCCCTCGAGCTCGTCGCCGGGGTCGCTGATCTTTACGCGCCCCCGACCCTCCACGACCCGTTCGCTATACAATGTGGACTCTTGCCGGCCGCTCGCGGTTCGGGCCTTACGGTCGGCCTGGTGCTGCATATAACTGCGGTTTTTCGCCCCACCTGCATCGATCAGACCGTTAGCGGACAACTTCAATTTGCCGTCCCTGACAGCCCGGGTGATAGACATAGCCGACACTTTGCAATGACGCGCAAACTCCGACTGGTTCATGTATTTTTTCGACAAGCGGTTAACCTTTTTCGCTCGGGTCCTGTGTTAATTCTAGCGGTTGACATCGGAATACACAAACGAGAGGGTCTCGGGGCTGCATAAAATACAAAACTCTGCATGAATATACTATATATGTGGTAGGGCCGAACGCCTGTTTAACCCCGGTTTTACGGTGTATAGACGATCCGAAAACCGGGGGTCGCGACTACACG